GGGCAGGGGGGAGCACTGCCCTACCCAACACGAGCCCTGTGAAGAGTGCAGTAATAAACTGCAGGAGCATTAGCTCACCTAGGAATTTAAACCTCGGTGAAGCATCGCCCCATCTCGACACAGATATTCGGGTTGAGAGGGATCCCCCACTGGCGCCTAATCGGCGTAACCCCGCAGTAATGACGCGGAGACCCAACGGCGATTTATGGCTACTTCGCCGTGTAGTGCAGAACGCTCTAAATGGAAGCGGTCCCTTTGAGCCAGGAGAGTAGGTAACTCTCCGAGCCTAAGAAGACTCTTCGACAGAGCGGCGTAGCCATCCAGTTTATCAGTGCGATAAACTGGACGTTGGACCCAACATAGTACTTCACTACGTTGGAGTTTCTTGTTCCATCTCTTAGGTGGATCAAAATACCAACTACAACTACGCCCAAGTGCTGGCGAATTGTCTCGCATACCAGGTAATTTACCTAGTATGCTCTCGACTCTTCGATAGAGTAGAGAAGATGTCCGCTGATAACCACGTTTTTCAAAGTGATTAGCAGCGGCCACCCATGACAAAATAGCCTTCACTTGCTGCCGGTTCCTAGGTCGAGGCTGATTGATGTACACTGGTGTTACCTTGTGTCCATCATAAGCATCGACTCCGCAAGATTCTCTAAACTTTCCAGAATAGAAAGTCTTGCGGTCATTCACCTTACAATTGTATTTTCGTAGGTGATCAAGAACCGAAGCCACATGTTCGCGGGGAACGATAATATCATCCCCGTAAACATAGACGCGTCGAGAAACAAGTTTAACGTTTCTGACGCTTACAGGAAGGTTGTGTTCACGGAGTAAGGCTACTATACATATTGTATAGAAATACATAGCCTCAACCGGGAAACACAGAGCACTACCCATTGGTGCGAACTTACGTTGATGCACTAGAAATCTCAGTGGATCAGGTAAGATCGCATACTCCGAGCGACTAGCTTCGATCGCATCCTTAAGATCAGGATTTGAACGAAACATGTACAACGCGTAGCCAACCGGCACGCGGTCACTTGCGTCGGACAGATCAATCGTAGCTAATTGACCGTCACTCGAAGACTTGAGAGCAAGCTGTCCATTTATCGACTGGTCAGTAAAATTCACATGACCTGAAGTCAAATGGAAGCGATTTATGCGAGAATATAATTCTCGCCTAATCGCTTGCTGTGTGTATTGATTACAACACGGTTCAGCAGCAATCAATCGTGGGCCTTTAAGTGTTTTCGGGACTAGAATAACCCTTGCGGGTGCTTCTAACTCCGAATGCACCATCGAAACCATCTTGAGCTCCTCACTTTGGTAATCAAATTCACCGATAGAACTGGTGAAAGCGGTACCAAGAAGAGGAAAGTAAGGCTCAAGACGATGATGCCAGAACCTCCAAGCGAACTTTCGATTTCCAAAAATTCGTTCGGCGGTTTGTCCGGGACCGTGCCTAGGGACCAACATATCCAGGCGTAAATCGCCCATGATATTGTCCCAAAGCACAGCAGAGACGGACTTAAAGAAGTCGTCATCTGCTTTCGGCAACGGGAACACGTTAAAGGAGCGCTCATTTTCGATGAAACTCTCCATAACCTTACGCTCCCTTGCGGGAGTGCACGGTAGCTTAACCTTTTTGAAAGCCAGACATATTTGTCTGATACTAGCAACAAGGCAAGCAGTATTACTTGGGGAGCGATCAGATGAATTATTCTGATCATAATCGTTAATCCTTCCTGTCTCTCTGTTGAATATACGACTGAGCATACCTCGCAAAAATGCGGGAATTGCTCGGTTCTTCCGGAAACCTTGGAAGAACTTTGAGTCGACAAACCCCTGATCCAGGCTTCTTTCGAAGTCGGAGCAGAAGTTTGGGAGGGTAATCGTCAAGAACGATATCCCTTGAGATTCAACTCGGGATCTGATGGTTAATAGATCCCTTTGAGAGACCTCAGTGGCGCACTTGACGCAAGCATCTTCATAGATAGCTTGCATCACTTCCAGGTAGTCATTTATATGGCTTTTCAAGTAGTCCTCCTATCTATGATAGAGGGTCAACTTCCAAGCCATATGACACGCCTACTAGCATAGCTAGCAAACTATCCAATCTATGGTCAATATCAAGGAGAAATTTTCTTTTGTTTCTTCTTGATAGATTTACCAACACGTTTTGGGATCTGCATAGGTAAAGTTACCGGAGAATGAAACTCGATGCCTTGTCCTGTCTGCAAAGCAGACATTAGCAAATCATGGAGAACTTTCACTGGTCTTCCCTGTGCATTAGAGATGGTGACTATTTGGTCAACATCAATACCCTGAGCTCGAAGAGCATCAATCATATGAGAGATGTTTTCGAGATCGCGAATCAGAGCTTTAAGCTTTAATGTCGCCATGTTGGTCTCCTTCTGGTTTAAGGGAAACGGATTGATCTTTTGGATCAGTCCGACGACGTCGACGAGGAGGCTGTGGCCGTTCGGCCGTGACCTCCGTCAGAGACGTCGCGATAAGCGAGACAAGCAGAAGAATCTGCCTAAATCGATCCATCGTGACCTCCTTCCAGACCCTCTCGCGAGGGCGGTAAACGTTTGACAAGAATACTAACACAATATACATCGTCCTCCTTGGAATTTACTTCCAGGAATGGTGCGATATATTCGTGGTTAGTGACGACGAAAAGTTCGAGAAACTGATTAAAAACAGTTTCAACGTATTTTGAATCGTCTGTCATGATTGTCTACCGTAGATTTTGTCGACCATAGTGCTGTCAAGCCAAGATGAAAAACCCGTGTGGTGTTGTTGGACCTCGACGGATGTATAACCCGCCTCTGGTCTATCAAACTGCACGGAATCAGTGAAAATCTCGTAATCGTTAACGCTTGTTAACGGATCCGGGACAATTTTCCGCTGACTAAAGGCAGCGTTGGAGACGATACGGGATTTCCCGTTTCGTTTAATCTGACGGTGCCTAATTTCAAGCTTGAAAGTCAAATCAGCCAGTTCATAAACTGAGTGAAAAGCCTCGCTAAGAACGCGAGGCATGACTTTTGCAACAGCATTAACTGTGATAGTTTGTGGATCGGCAAGTGCCATAGTGGCTAAACTCCTTAGAAGTTAAGGACGTTAACACGTGGCATTTGGCATTGTTGTCCAAGCAAACCAAATCGGTTAACCACGCGAGATAAATCCTGACCCAGTTTGGCTTATGCCAACTGCGGCCAGAATCGCTAGTTGCCTTGCAGATAAATTACTGAAAGGCCGGTCGAAACCGTATGGCGAATCTGCTATTTTCCTACACTTTGTCTGAAATTCTCTTTTCCAGACAAAAGTGCGTCCGCCCGATGCTAGATTAATGTACGAAGTTTTCGTAACATATCTCTTCATCGAGCGCATAATATAGAGATTCCTGGCTACGATGCCATCGCTGGTAAAATCATCGAGTCGGTTTATGAATTTACCGAACCCGGTGAACCAGTCGATAGCCCATGTCCAAGGTGTCACTCTATACACCACAGACGGATTGATACGCAACCCATAGATCGTAATAAGTTGATCTAAGGTGCCCAGGAGACTTCCGTGTCCTGGGTTGTTGATATCAAATTCCGGCCGATAAAACTTGAAGGTACCAGCTGCCCATACCTTAGTCTCAACGACTTCGGTAATGTCGCAGTAGCCCTTGCAAGTAATACCGTCAACCACCATGTCATTGCATAATCCCTGAATCTGAAAGCCAAAAGGCAAAACAGATGGGGAATATATGCGTTGAACAAGGTTTTGGTTTACTGTGGATTCAAGGACAGCACGTTTCCTTCTCCACTGATTATTCTGAGATACAATTTCTCTCAGAAGGCTAGTTGAGTTCCAATAGGTACTCAACAAGCCCTTTAGGTCAGAGAGGAAAGGAGCCCATCCAAATTCGTGGTTAAGAAAGTTATCTGCAACATTTCTAGGATGCATGGTAACTTTTGCATACCCTCCACCAAAGGAACGCCAAGCATTATGAAAGGCGTTGGCTGAGGTGGAAAGCATTCGCGGAAAGTCTCTAAGCTCATAGAGCATTTGAGCCAAACCGTGCTTAGCCACGTGGGGCTTGAGTTTATCCCAAGCTATGCTGTCATAACCTGTGATCTGCGGAATGGAAGTTGATAGGTAATTACCGATAGAATCGGATCCCCAATTTCCATCATCGACAAACTTTCCATCATATTGCCACCAGTTTCCTGGTGAAAATAAGTTGGAACGAGATGAAGATGTTATTCCGAGATCAGGACCGCTTACTTCAGTTTTAACTAAAGCTAACGGACCCCCTTCATTGAAAGGTGGACCGGGATTCAAAGAATCCCAACACCTCTCAGATGAGATGGATCCGCCAAGGACACCTGTCGTTTTCAGCGTTTGCTGTTGCGACACCTGGTTGTTTGTAAATACTTTCCAAACACCCAGTACGGCATTTGACGGCAGATTTCCAAACCGTTCAAAGTTTGGATTTCGTTCGCGATACCGTGAGAAATGAACCTTGTTTCTATATCTACCGAACGTTTTACCTTTTGGTCGGTTTTTCTTACGACCTGGGCAAAACGCGGCAGACACCCAAGAGCCGACACTTGGTACGGTAACGACTTTACGTTCAACGTAAAATCCACCACACCAGTAGCGACTTTTGGGAACTCGGAAATTTCGGCTCCAAGGCTTGAAGTAAGCTTTACACACAGGAATGAGTGTACCTCCATAAAGTAATCAAGAGCGCCCATCACTGAGCAACTCAGACACCCC